CTGATATTCTAGTCCGCGATGCTTTGTGCGCTAGATTATTCATTCTTCACATATACAAATGTCATTGTGCCAGATACCGCGTCAGAACCGCTACTTGATACCGCCCTTAACTCAACGTCACTTTTTTCTGGTATTTGAATTGGTACACCAAAATCCAATTCAATAAATGAGTTGTGTAAGGTTTGCACAACCTTAGTTTGCGGCACTTCTCCGAATGGGGTGACTTTCAATCTGACAGTGGTGAATTTATTTGCGGCTGTTGTTCCTGATGACGCGCTTACTTCGTGTAAATGTGCCGTATATCCAGCGGGTACACTCCAAACAGCCATCAAGGTTTGGTTCTCGCCAATCAATATTTTGGCAAACTTATTAGCCGGAACACCTGATGATACCGTACCTGTGCCTACATACACATTTCCCTGCGGTTCATTTGATTTGACTTTAGCTCTAAAAACACGCAGATATTCGTTTGATGTATTTACTGCGGTCTGCCCATTGAGCGTTACAGTTTCACTTACCTCATCATAATTAACATCAAGACCAGAAACCATTACTGTTGTTGATGTATCTGCGGCGTTACTACTGGAAACCTTCATAACTGAGGCGGATGACGGATGGCTATATAAACCGCCTTCATCCCACAAGGTTTCTTCATCAGTACCAACTTCCGCATTGAAACCAAACTTATATTCAGTTAAATGACCGAAAAATCTACCTTGGTTGAACTGCAAACCCAAAAGAGATGGAATAGTCATATTATTCCCCTGTTTTTAATGGATGGCCTTTTGGTAACAAGTCAGTATCAAACTTGCCGCTTTTGAATCTGCCTGTACGGACTGCCGCCAAGAATACATTTACCCTTGCGTAAGCCCACTGGTCTTGGCTTGACACGCTTGGCCTTACAGATTGCGGGTTTGTATTGTAAGCCCCAACACCCCTACGGAACACGGCTTCAAGCATACGCTGCGTGACACGCTTGCCCTTCTTATCACCATGCTTGTCATTATGTTCTTTTACCTTTTCAGCAAGACCCTTTTTTACAGATTCACTGATTGGAGCTTTTTGGTCTAGCTCGTTGTGCGCTATTGGGCTTTCCTGTAGCATAATATGCACTGCTTCATCCTTGCCATCACGCTCCTTGTCTAATTCAGCAGTCTTGCGCCTTGCCCATGTCTGACCACTATCGCCGCCCCACAATAGCCACGCGATTTTCCCTGCACTTGGATAGCCTTCTTCGCCCTGCCTGAAGCCTGTGGCTCTCTTGTCCACCTCATGTCGACTGAAGAAGCTGTGCATCCGCCTTACTGTTGAGGGGGAAAGTCTTTCTTTGGATACAAGTTGGACTGCTCTTGCGACACCAACTTCTGTTCCGCCTCTGTTAAATTCTTTTCGCATGGCAAGACCGCGTTCAGCCTCTTTCGCCATTGCGTCAGTAGGCGTTGTGTCAACATCGCTCTCCGCCTTGGCATCATCATCAAGAACCTCACTGGTTAAACGGTCATAATCATCATGCGATTCGCAAGGCATAAAGACTGTGCCATTGGCTGTTTCATGTGAGTGTGTGCCAACACAACCTATTTGCTCTGCCCTATCTTGAGCCTCACCTTCAGTTGTAAATACGTCTTTTTCAACTTCCTGTTTAGACTGTTCATCCATCCCATAAGCATCTTTACCATCTTGTTCGGCCTCCTGTCCTTCGGCTGGTGCGGCTTCTGTGGTTCCAAGTGGAAAGAGATTAGCCGCGATATAGACATCATCGCCTCCTGTAATTGGCTCTAGCCCTAACCGCTCCCTAGCTTCATTACGAGAAATAATACCCTCACGGACTGCTTGTGTTACGTTTTCATAAATTCTTCTGCGGCGTTCTACCATTGCTGGAACAGCATCAAAGTCATATTCAATGCGTATATCATCACCGTAAGTAGGCGATAACCATTCATTCAAATCCGATTGTATGCGTCTTGCTAACGGCATTATCGTTTCTTCGTAAAGCGCAAGCCTCGCTTCTTGGACATTTGAATACGTCTGCGAGTCAGGAATACCAATAAGTTGAGATGGAACCCCAAAACACAAAGCGATATCCTTTGCCGCCATGTTTCGCTGTTGGAGAAAATCCATGTCTTTAGGACTAAGACCCATTTCACGCCAATCAAAATCCCCCTCCAACAAGAGTGGACGACCCGCGTTGGCTGGTCCTTTAAACTTAACATCTAAATCATCCTGTAGTTGTTGGCGTTGTCCATCACTTAACTGGATAGGCATACCCCTATCACTGGTTGGCTTGAATATAATAGCACCGCTTGGCCTTGCGCCATTATTGAGCAAGCTGATGTTGTGCTTGTTAATAGCGTTATGATTATCAATATCTACCGCCGCCGCCATAAGCGGGGATAACCCATAGTAATCATCTAATGGATTGTATAGCTTCATGTGCTTTACTTCAGATTCGCCTGAAAGCGGGTTTGAATCATATTTTTTGACAACCTTGCCATTGATTACATACTCATAACCTTCTGGCGTTGATGTCTTGCTTGGCTTAACCCTCACGCGATCTGGCCTTAACAAATAAAGCTCACGCACCTCACCCGCCACATCTGAACGGATTGAGTAGTTATTACCTGACAAAAGCAAATAAGAATAAACAGCTTGGAAATACTCAACACCCGCTTGCATTGGGTTAGGGCGTTTTAGCAAACTTAGTATTGGATGCTGGTCTAGCTGTATATCACCTTGAAACGCTTTGAAGGGTATACACGCCGCACCGTTTGCAATCTCATTAACGCAACGATAAACAATAGCGTTCTGCCTATAACCTTCATCAGCATAGGCTTGATAGTTATCCCGCCTGTAATGATTGGTGCTTGTGGTACTTAAGACAACCTGTGGTGCTTGCTTGTACTCTATTGTCTTGGTCTGTAGGAAACTAAAAAAATCTTTGATGCCAGCCATTATGAAATTCTCCAAACAGCCGTCCGACTGGATTGGCTAAGTTCTGTTAACGCCCAGACTAAGGCATCAAGTCTATCAGGTGAGGTTTTACTGCCAAGGGTAAACGTACACAATTGCTCTTCAAGCTGCGGGTACGCCCCAACATGAGACACTTTTTGCTGCTCATACAACGCCGCGATAGGTTCTGCCCTGACCATTTTACCTCTTGACGCTGTTACTGGGGTGTATGGAACACCTGTATCAATTGTTCTTATCAGTCTTTCTACCAAATCTCCACCATTATTTACCTCAGCCACTATTCTGTCAGCTTCAAACTTATAATACAAATCAATCGAAACCCTTGCCCAATTATCTGCCGACATTCTGCCAGAACGGTCATCTAAAATGTAGTATCTGTTATCAACACCCAGACCCGCCACCACGATGCCTGTTTCATCTGAGCCTTCATTGTTTGTAACCGCAGGGTCAATAGCGACAATGACCCTTTGCATTTCAGGCACATCTTCTTTTGCTACCCTTGATTGCTCCAACTGCTTGTGATTCCAAAGCGCACCTTCAGTGTCATCGAGTATTTCAGCATATAACTCTTGTCTACCAAGGTTGGTTCCCGCATATCTCTCTTTAAGAGCCTCTAAAGCCTGAGGAGCAAGATTAGCAGCATTATCAAAGGTTGAACCACGATGCGTGTGAACATCATCTCTAGCCATCAGGTTTTTGATTATTTTACTTGGTTTTGGCGTTGTGGTGATTATACACCTTGGGCTTGTGCCTAATCTTAGGCCAAACATAAGCTGATCGAATGTCTCTGGGTTTTTCCAAGCCGCAAGCTCATCGCACCAAGCCCTGTGAAACTGTGGTCCTCTCAAGCGGTCAGGCTCTTCAGCACTGAAGCCCATTATCTTTGAGCCATTCCATAGTTTAATTTCGGCACTTGAGACATTGTAACCGTGACCCGCCCCTGACAGCATACAGTCTCTGGGTATTACAGACATCAAACCAGATGGTCCCCCAAACGCAACTCTGCGAATGTCTCCAAATGTTGGCACGACCACCGCGCAAAGGCTGTTTGGATTTTCTACGGCATATAGAGCAATGTCTGCCGCCCCTGTAC